TCTTGCAGTAAAGAAAGGAAGAATTCATCAGTCATAGGCTTGTTATAATCTAAATCGTAAACAACTACATGTGTCTGCGCGACATAGTCACAATATCCTAATCCCATCCCAATAAAATTCTTTACAACTAAGGTACCATCTAGAGAGGCATTACGTGGATACGTAAGTATTATACTATCTCCATTCTTTAAATAACCTTCAAACACACATATTTCGGTCTTTTTAGTTTTTGTAAGCTGTTCTACAACAACATTAGATGGAAATATCTGTTGAGGTTCTGGAGGGTTACTATACTTGGCTATGTTTTGATACCAAAACTCTTCTGGGGTTTCAGCGCTCATCGTAATTCAATTTGTTTTTGATGCCCTACTACAACCTCAGGGTGTACATATACATCAATAAGTTTTTCTTTTAATTTTAAACATAACGTCACATCTTCCATAGAGAAGTCTTGACAGTCTTTAATTTGTAGATAGGTGGGCTCGAACCATGGATACTTTAATTGCTCGAATACTCCTTTTTTAAATAACAGAAAACCAAAACCAACATACTCTACTGTAAATGGTAATAATCTAGATTTGATATCTTGTTTGTTTAAAAACTGAAACGTTCCGTTGTCTTGAAAATATTCTTCATCCCATACTTCTACAGCAGCATACTGAGAACCATTAGCCATTAAATACAAACCCGATATCACATCTTTATCTTCTTTGTATAGTTTTTCAAAATCTTCAGGAGTAAAAACTATATCATCATCTAACCATAAAATGTAATCATATTCTTGTCCGTCAAATAATTCTTGAAGAGGTCCTTCTTCTGGTTTACCCATTAAGCATTTATTACGAACTTCATATATATTACGAGTAAATGTAGAACTAAATAAAACTTTAAACCCCTTACTTGTGAGATGTCTTATTAGGTAAGTTAAAGATGTTAAGAACTTTCCTGTAAAAGAATTACCTGGACAACATATTACGATAGTTTTATTCATACTACTTTTACGAAATTAAAATCTCCTTCATGTAAATCTATATCTTTATCTATCAAAAGATCTATATCTAGTTCTTTTATTCTATTACATATATCAATATCAACAAACTGTTGCTCGACTTCGTTTTTACTCTCATGAGGTCTAAACCATGGATACTTTAATTGCTCGAATACTCCTTTCTTTATAAACACAAAATCAAAATCTAAATACTCCGCAACAATATGATTAACATCTTCTGATTGTTTTTTATATCGACCATCAAACTTACCTGATAAGAACTTATAATCGTTTTCGTTAAACTTATTAAACGTTTTAATAAAACTTGTAGGAGTGAAAGAGATCTTGTTACTTAAGAAGACTAACGTGTCGTATTTAATTTTGTTTTGAAAAGGTACTTGTTTAGGGCCTGCTAGAACATTACCACCTAAACACATTTGCTTAGCGTAAAATGCATTACAACTAGAATGTTGGGAGACGAAATAATTAACTCCAGTCTTATTTAAATATGAAGTTAAATTAACCCACGATTTTAAAAAAGCGCCGCTATAAGTAGAATCAAATAAATTAAAAACGACAGTCATCCTGTAGGATTATTTACAGGAATAATTTAGGAAACCACTAGTTCTTTTTAAATTTGCTATCTTTGTCAATAGCAAAATTAGCTCTACTAAACTCTAACCTGTCAACAAATTTGACAGCATTACCAGAGGCATCTATAGCAACATACCCTTCAGGTTCTGTAACTACTAAGTCACCATTATCATCAAACAAATAATGTCTCATCTGAACACCCTGCATCATATTATTATACTTTTGTATAAAAATATCTTTAGCTTGTTTAATTGCTTTTTGAAATTCAAAAACATTTAAAATGTCTTCTCTTGCTTCATCAATTAAAGACAATAATGACTCTTTTGTTTTTGTAGCTTTAGCTATACCAGCATCACTTTTAAGTGTGCTTATTTTTTTATCTATTCTACCAGTAAACCATTCAACGAATTTCTGATATGAAACATTACTATCCCTCAAAAACTCTCCTCCACGGATTTCTGTATTAATATAGGTGTTCATATTAGAGAGCATTTGCTCTGTTACTTTATCAAAATCTATATTACTAAGAGATTGTTTTGCGCTATTTATAGACGCAATGACAAAATCAGTTTCCTCCGAGGTTAACGTTATATGCCCTGCATCATTCTCAAAGAAAGCATCTTTAACATAAACTTTAGGTCCAGGGTTAATATTTGTTACATCAACTCCAAACTGTTTGGTTTGAAACCGTGGTAAATTTTGATCATCTAAACTCACATTGTATTCAGTATGAAAAACAACTCCTATGTTGGCATTTACTATTTGTTGCCCTTCTTCACTATCAGTTGGAACTGCATACAATATTGTATTAGGTTTAAATGTAACATGTTCTTTGCCATCAATAGTAGATATTTCTTTTATTTGGTCATCAAATAAAAAATCTCCCTGATAAACAGAATTAAATCGTACATCTTTAAAATTAACAAACGTTTGGACTAATTTATCAACTAAACCTGGAGATTGAGAATGATTAAGTTTAATATCTTCTATAGAATAATTTAATTTTGGAGTTTTAGCAAAAACAGACTTACTACCTACGAAAAATTTACCATTAGGGTCTGCTCCGACAACAACAGCAGGAGCTCCATCATACTTTACTGTAGTATTAATTGTCCTTCTTTTAGGAGTATCGGTCTTTAAAACTTTAGTTAATTCTTGTAAATATTTTATAGCTCGTACTGCTCCATCTGTACCATTAGTTAAAATTAACTCCTCTAAGTGAGTTAAATGTTTGTTAGGGCCAGCGGCCTCATTAAATAAAAAATATTCTTTATATGTAATCATACGTCTTTAACTCTATATACATTAACTTTAATACCCATACTCTCTGTCAACCACACATCACAAAAACCTTCATGTATAATATATCGGACTATCTTATTTGGTATTTGTGTACCTTCAATTGAACCATCTTCGTCAAAGATACTTATCTTATAAGGTTGTACTTTAACCCTATAACCCATCACCATTGTATCATATAATCCGATTGCGTTCATTTATATTTTTTTAGTGGTTGAAGTAAGTTTTGCGGCAGGCATAATCATAGTACGGAGAGCCGGTATACCATGATATCCTCCTCTACTTGGATTATATCTGCCGTATAAAACTGGTTGATATTCAGGTTCGGTTGGCAAGTCCCCGTTATAAACAAAATGATTAGCAGTTAATATATAACCTCTACCTTTTTTTACGATGTTCATCTTACCTTGATACAAGGCATTAACATTATCAACACCAAACTCTTCTCCGTAATTATTACCAAAGATAGCTAATTGTTTTAAATACTCATCTTTAATAGGTCTATAAACTGAAGTTTTTGGTTGCATACCTTTAGGAAATAAACGTTGTAAGCGTTTAACAAAACTCAAAATTTCTGGATGACTGCACACTTTGTCCCCAGCTCGACATGTCGTACCACCATATTGTTGATAATCTTTTGCTGATCGACCAGCTTTGTGAGAAATATAAACTTGAGGTTGTTCGTTATACGTAAAATGGAAATCACTTTTTGGAGTTCCTTTAGTAGATTCTATACCATTAACGGTATAAACTTTATCGTCAATTTGTAGTTTAATATATTCTTGCCCACTATTGCTAATTAATTCTGCAAGCTGTTCTCTTAAATCTGTAATTACATAATCTTCATCTCTCGTACCAAAACCAACTCCTTTACCTAAAACAACTGGATACTCTCTACCAGATTCGTCTTTAACAATATAAGTTAATAACTGTCCAGATGTAGATCCTTCTTCTCCTGGCTTAGCTATACGTACTAATTCCAAGCCAGATGATTTTATATTATGAACAAAATTATTAGGGTTATAATTACCTGCAGGCTGTACACGTACATCTTTAGATGATGTACCTGGATTTAAATTCGCGTCAGTGTCAGCTATTTGTTTAGCTAATGCCGATCTTGATACTTCAAAAAAGTGTTTAAATGTTTTCATATTCCTATAGGTGGTCTTTTTTCTCCATATTTATGTGGTTGCGAATCTTTATCGTTCTTAGTACTTAAAGCTGCAAGCATAGCTTCTTCCCAATCAGCAAGATGTTTCTTTTCTTTCAACTCTTCTTTAGAGTACATAAGGTCATATGACTTAATAATCAATTCATTTAATCTAGCTATAGTCTGATCATTACGTAAAGTTTTAAAAGCAAGATTTTCTACTGAAAACTCTCCTTTACCAGCGAGACCCTCTTTACGCATTCTCATAATCTTCTCTTTAAGCTTCTTTGCTCGCTTATTAATGAGACTAAATTCCTTCTCATCGCTGATATTATCTAATACATCAGCTAAAAGATCAAGCTCTTTCTTGAATGAATTAGCTTTTTTAACTACGTCTTCATGATCTATTTCCGGTTTTTCGTACTTAGGTTTTTTAATCCATCTATTGCCAGATAAACTAAATAGACCGGAAGCCACATGAGGTTCATGAATATCTTGAAAATATAACTCAACTTCATGGCCATTAAATTTTATATCGTGTCTAAGGTTCCAAATAAATCTCTTACCATCTAACGCTCTCTTTACTATCTCTTCATCTTTATTAATATCAGCAAAGTCTAAAAGTATATGTACATCTAAATCAGAGTACTCTGAGTAATTATAGTTTGCTAATGAACCAGTTAACTGTACATCTTCTACCATCTCAGGAGAAATATGAGCATCATCTTTTACAAAGTCATCGACAATCTTTAAAATTGGTTTAAGTACGTCTTCTTTGAACTCAAATTCATCCCAGAACTGAGGATGAAGAGTATCATTATAGTAATTACTCTCTTCAAAATATGTTTTAAAACTATTAGGCATCTGCTTTTAATGTTTTTGGAGAAGTAGCTATATAAACTGTAACGTGATCATTCTTACTTTCCTCACCTTCTCCTGTTTTATCATAAGAAACATACTGATGTACTGATCTAATATAATCTGCTGCTTTAGTAATCTTAGCCTCCATCCAATCATCTAATGGATAGTCATCATCTAACATGTCATGTAGTTCTTTAGAGATGTCAGCTAAGTGAAATAAATCGTTTTTTGCCATACCAGCACCATTTGGTTCAGCTTTGCTTTCAGCATGATCATCACTACCACAGTGACAATCATATTCTTTTAAGTAACTATCTAATTTTTTAGTAGTTTCCATATAAATATTTATGTAATATGACACCAGAATTCGATAAACTATATGAAGGTCTTTGGGATAATATTAATAAGGCCAAAAAAAGAGGGAAAGTTTCTAGTAAATGGAAGAATGATCCCAAGTATAGAAAGCAGATGAAGAAGCAAGCTGCTAAGATTTCTAAAGAAGGTATACACGATCCGGTAAGACCAGGTATACTAAAAAGACAGACCAAGGGTAAACTTACATGTACTAAAGCACGAGCTTTAAAGTCTAAACAGAAGAATAAAGGTAACAATACCGCTAAAGCAGCTCAACGATATTTAAACTATCATTGCGATTCTGTAGAGACAGAAGCAGCAAGATGTACTAAATCAACAAAAAAAGCTAGCAGTACTTCAAAAGGCAAAAAGTGGATGAAGTGCGTTAAAAATCCTGATGGTAAAGGATACAAAAGAATTCATTGGGGTCAAAAAGGCGTAAAAGTATCTGGTAAAGCTAATACTAAAAGAAGAAAAAGCTTTAGGGCAAGACATAAATGTAGTTCTGCTAAACCAGGTACAGCTAGATATCAAGCTTGTAAA